AGAGCCTGAGGTTGACGAATACGGTTATCCGTTAAAACTTGGAGACTTCTACGCCTCCTAGTCCTTTGACACTAGGGGGGTTGACAGCCTGATACGGGCCGTGTATGGTTATGGGGTACCGCCTCAAAGCCGTCATGGCCCTTACCCTTAATCAAGCCTGGCAGCAGTTCGTCACAGAACGCTCCATTTCCCTTTCTGCCACAAGCCTCACGTCTGATTACCGTCAGGTAACCAAGTGGCTAGCTCGCTGTCCCTATCAAAACTTTGATACAGATGGACGCCTTGCTCTGACCTGGACCCTTCAACAGGAACCAGTTCGTTCAGCTCGTAGGGTGTCCATGTACCTCAAGAGTCTGTATCGGTGGGCTAGCCAAGAGGACATTCGCTTGATTGATCGCAATCCAATCCTTACCTTCCGTATGCCCAAAGCACCGCAGAAGGATGAGGAAGTGGTTGTAATTCCTCGCAAGGAGGTCAGCCTGGTTATGGTTGCCCTGTCTGCAAAACAAACGTATCGGAAGACGAACTGGGCTCTTTATGCTGAGTTCATGCTTCAAACTGCGATGCGTACCGGTGAGGTGAGGGCTCTGATGTGGGATGACATTAAGGACAACAAAGTCCTGGTTCATCGCAACTATACCCTTACCCACGGTCTTAAAAACAGTACCAAAACAAACAAGAAGCGTTGGGTGCCACTCAATGATAAGTGTCAGGAGATCATTTCTCAACTGGATAAAAGCAGTGAGTACATCTTTCCCTGGGACCGTCTGGCATACCAAAGTTACTTCAGAAAAAAGATGCTTCAACTTAAGCAAGCCGATCTGGTGTCACACGTCTATCGCCCATACGATCTGCGTCACACTGCCATCAGCCGCTGGATTGAAGCTAATATACCCGTTGCTCAGGTTGCATCCTGGGCAGGCAATACGGCGGATGTGATTTGGAAACACTACGCCAACACCACCCAAGACTACGAAATTCCTAACCTTTGAAAACCATGTCTACCACTTCTACCTGGAAAATTGCTCAACTTGAGCGCGAAACCGCTGACGGCTATGTCTACACAGTCCACTACACCGTCAATGCCAAAGACGACACCTACTCCGCTGGTGCCTATGGTTCAATCGGCCTTGAGCGTCCCGAAGAACTGATTCCTTTCTCAGAACTGACTGAAGAACAAGTGATCGAGTGGGTCAAGGAAGCTCTTGGCGAAAAGAAGGTTGCTGAAATTGACCAAGCACTCCTCAACCAACTGGAAGAACAGCGCAACCCCTCTAAGGCTGCTGGTCTGCCGTGGGCCTGATTTAATTACCAACCAACCGCTTAAATAACCATGCTTACCATTCTTGGCATTACCATCTCCTACGAAGCTCTTGTCTTCTTTGGCTTGTTCCTCGGCTCTGAAGCCATTGGTGCTAGCAAACTAAAGGAGAACAGCATTGCCCAGGTCTTTATGTCTGTGGTTTCTTACCTGAAACTGATCCGCAAGGAAGACGATAAGATCCAAAAAATTAAGGATACTCTCAAGTGACACCCATGGTAATGTTGCCAGTACGGCAGTACTACCCACAGACTGATAGTGCAACTGGGCATGGTGATCGGATGTGCTTTTCTAGCACCTGCGCGATGGCCATCAAGTATCTCATGCCTGATGCACTTACTGGGGTAAACGCCGATGATCAGTATCTAAAGACTGTTCTCAAATACGGCGATACCACCTCTTCTACTGCCCAAATCAAGGCCTGTGCTGACTATGGAGTCAAGGCAGGATTCTCGATGAAGGGAACAAAACATAAACTTTTGGCTGAGCTTGGAGCTGGTTATCCAGTGGCAACCGGTATCCTACATAAGGGACCGGTAGATGCCCCGCGTGGGGGTGGTCATTGGATGCTTCTTGTTGGTGCTGATGCCGAATATGGTATCTTCCATGACCCGTATGGGGAAATGGATAACATCAATGGAGGCTATGTAAAGGTTGGAAGCGGTGGACAGGCTGTTAAATATAGCTGGAGGAACTGGCTACGGCGTTGGGAGGTAGAAGCCCCCGGTCATGGCTGGTATATGACCTTCAGACCCATCAAAGACAGCATCAAAGAGCCTACAAAACCTGCATTTACCAACGATTGGAAGGGCGTTAAGGCTGCTGCAAAGGGCTGTGGAGCTAAGTTTCCTGAGGTTGTAGCTGCTCAGTGGGCACTTGAGAGTGGTTACGGTAAACACCTTTCAGGAAAGAACAACTTCTTTGGTATCAAGGGTAAACCAGGCACCATTCACACCACAAAGGAGTTCTTGGATGGCAAATGGGTTACGATTGATGCCATCTTTCGTGATTTTGACACTCCAGAAACCTGTATCAACACCCTTGTTACCATGTGGTATAAGGATTATAAGGGGTTTACCGGAGTCAATCGAGCCAAGTCGGTTGAAGAGTGTGCCAAGCTGCTCCAACTTGAGGGTTATGCCACAGATCCGACGTACCCTCAAAAACTATTGAAACTAATTAAGGAAAACAACTGACATGGCACATCCTGTTTACCCTACCTTCCCTACCAGCCCTGCCCCTACCATTGGGCAAGTGTATACTCCTGCTCATGGCGGTAGCTGGACCTTTACTAACATTGGATGGGTTAAAACCTCTATCGTTTTGACGAGTGATTACCCCATCTATGATGGCTTGATGGTTAATACTTCTCCGTAACCATGAACAGAGCCACAGAAGATCAGTTTAATGAACTTCACGGGCTTGTTACCAACGAACTAATCGCCCGTATTAAATCTGGAACTGCCACCACCCAGGACATCAAAGCAGCTGCTGATTGGCTTGCCAAGAACAATGTAACTGGTATTGCTATTACTGGGTCACCGCTGGCCGAACTCTTTGCAACATTGCCTGAGATCGAGCTGGAGGATGTGGAACGTGTCATACAATAATGACGTTATTCGTAATGCCATAGCAACAGCAGCCCTTGGGTTGTTTGGATGGCATATGCTTACCCTTCATAACATTGCCAAATCGGTAGAGGTGCTCATTGAAAAAGTGGGAAATAGTACTGCCAGAATTGAGCGCCTTGAAAACAAAGTATTCTTCTCCGAATATGGCACAAGCAAAAAGTAAGTCTGCCAAGTATTACGCTTCTAACCCGGAAGCCGCTAAAAAGAAGGCAGCATACCAGCGCAAACTGAATAAAAAGCCTACCGTTAAGAACGCATCTGAGGAACGGTGGACTGAGCGGCGCCGTCGTGGCATCGCGGGAAAGGGAGGCCCCGATCTTTCCCATACACGTAAAGGGGGTATGGTTCTCGAAAGCCCTAGTCGGAACCGAGCACGAAATGGCCACAACGGTAAACCAACAAAGAAATGAAAGGCAAACCTGGGCTCTACGCCAACATCAATGCTCGCAAAGCAGCGGGTACTTCTCGTTCTAAAAAAAACTCTACCATCACCCCTAAAGCCTATGCCAACATGAAGGCTGGCTTTCCTAAGAAAAAGAAGAAGTAAACCACCGCAGTAGGCATCATGCCTCTCAAAGATCCTTCTGAATACATTTTCTTTCTTAAGGCCATGACCTCCTCTGATGCTAAGCGGATGTGGCGAGCAGCAATCAAGGAACACTGGAATAACCGGTGTGTCTATTGCGGATCGTCAGATAATTTAACGCTAGATCACGTCCATCCAAAGGCACGTGGAGGTCATGATACAACACGCAATGTTGTGCCTGCTTGCCTTTCTTGTAATCAAAGCAAAGGCTCTTCCCATTGGCTTAGCTGGTGGGTAGGTCAAGACTCTTTTGACCTTTCTAATTTTTCCAAAGTCCTTTCCTGGACAACTACCTAAAACTTTTTACATAAAGAAAATGGCAACTCTTCCTGCTGGTGGTTCCGCCTTCGGTACCATTTCGACTGGTTATGGTGGTCGTCAAGACGAAGACGAACTCAAGAACCGTACCCATACTACCAAGAACGTGTCCGGTGGTGTGACCACTACTACCACCGTTCCTGCTACCTTTGCTTCTTCTGCCACTACTGTGGCTCTGAATGCTACCGTGGCTGCTGCTAAGACCGCTATCCTGACTGTCCGTAAAGCTGATCGCGTCCCCTCCTCCAATGTGGCTAACAAGACTGGCCGCGTTCGTCGCGTGGATGCCTGATTATCATGGCACGCCGTAAAGTAAATAAAACAGATCCACGTAATGTTGCTAAACCCGTTAGTCAACTGCGTGGTGCTGCTAAACAAGCCCGTATTTCTCGGGTAACTAAAGCTGAAGCGGGGCCTGCTACTGTTCGCGGTGGTATGGCCCCTGGGGCGGGTCGTTCCAAGCCCATTGGTACACCTTCTCCGGGTGCTCAGGCACGCGCTGCTGCTCAGGGCAAAGCTCTCCGTCGGGCAGCTGAAACCCGTCGTACTGCGCGTGCTACCAGTCAACGAATGGAGAAAGTACTTAAAGCAGCTAAAGTTGCCCGTCAAATTGCTGGTGCTGCTGGGGCTCTGGCTCGCGGTGGTGTGGCAGCCGCTGTGATGGCTCCTCGTCCCGCTGGTGATGGTACTCTGTCTGCCGCTATGAAGCGCGGTGACTACAAACCACAACAGGGTCCAAAACCCGCCACCACGCAGGCTTCCTTCAACAAGAAGACCTTTGACCAGGCATTTAAGTCTGCTCGTACCTCCGGTGCTAAGCAGTTCACCTGGCGCGGTAAAAAGTACACCACCAAAATTAAGGGGGAATGACCAATGCCTCAAGTCGGTAAGAAAATGTTCGGCTACGGCCCTGCTGGTATGGCAGCTGCTAAAAAAGAAGCTGCTAAAACTGGCAAGAAAGTTCAAAAGAAAAAGCCTAAAAAGTAATGCCACTCAAGAAAGGCTCTTCCAAGAAAACTGTATCCTCTAACATCCGTAAGATGATGAAGGAAGGATACCCCCAGAAGCAGGCCATTGCTGCCAGCCTCTCCTCTGCCGGTAAGTCCCGTGCCAAAAAGAAAAAGTAAGTCCCCCAGCCTGTCTCTTGGACGTGGTGAGAAGTCTCCCAAAGGGGGGCTGACCGCCAAAGGCAGAGCTAAATACAATGCGGCTACTGGGTCTAACCTAAAGGCCCCTCAACCAGAGGGTGGTCCTAGAAAGAAATCTTTCTGTGCTAGGATGAAAGGAAACCCTGGTCCCATGGCAAAGAATGGAAAACCAACCCGCAAGGCTCTTGCCTTAAGGCGTTGGAAGTGTTCGTAGGTTAAACTTATGCCCCCACCGTTGGCGCGTAACTGTGGGGGGAAGTAGGTGTAGTTATAAGAATGTCCTTTGCTTTGATCTGATGCTTTCTGTTCTAACTACTCTGTCCGTCATCACCTCCTGGTATGGCCCCGGATTTAACGGGCGTCTTACCGCAAACGGTGAACGATTTAATCAAAACAACCTGACTGCTGCCCATCGCACGCTTCCATTTGGAACACGACTTAAGGTCTGTTACCAACGTTGCGCGGTGGTACGTGTCAATGATCGTGGTCCCTATCATGGGAATCGTGGTCTTGATTTAAGCAGGGGTGCTGCGGATCGAATCGGACTAACGAACTCTGGAGTTGGAAGGGTACGTGTTACCCGACTTTCTTAGAGACGCTCTCTAAGGCGTCTAGGAGGCCCTACAACGGGTCTCCGCCCCTTATTAGGTATACTATGCCCAAACTCAAAGAACAGGCCCCTTCTAAGCCCGTAGAGACGCAACTTTCGGAATCCTTTCCACTTTTTCTCTCTTTGGTATGGAAATCGCTCGACCTGCCTTCTCCAACCAGAGCACAACTGGCCATTGCTCAATACCTTCAAAGTGGACCTAAACGACTCCAAATCCAAGCCTTTCGTGGACTTGGTAAATCGTGGATTGCTGCTGCCTTCGTTTTGTGGACGTTATGGAACGACCGTGATAAAAAGATCCTCGTGATCTCCGCTAGTAAACAACGGGCTGATGACTTTACTATCTTCTGTCAAAAATGTATCCTTGAGTTTGATTGGTTGGCTCATCTTCGCCCTGTGGACGATGACCAACGGTGGTCCCGAGTTTCGTTTGATGTTGCCGGTTGTCGTCCGGCTCAAGCGCCATCAGTTAAAAGTGTCGGCATTACCGGTCAAATCACGGGCAGTCGAGCCGATCTTATCGTATTCGATGACGTTGAGGTTCCCGCTAACTCTGCTACCGACTTCATGCGTGAGAAGTTATTGCAGTTGGTTACTGAAGGCGAATCCGTACTCACACCGAAAAGCGATTCTCGTATCGTGTTTCTCGGCACGCCACAAACTACTTTCACGATTTATCGTACACTTCGAGAAAGGAACTACCGACCGTTTGTCTGGCCAGCCAGGTACCCCAAAGACCTAACCGGATACGAAGATGTCCTAGCTCCACAGCTCGTAAAGGACATCTCCAAGGAGGGACATAACGCATTAAGCTGGGCTCCTACGGATACCCGTTTCTCCGAGATCAACCTTCTTGAGCGGGAACATAGTATGTCTCGGAGCAACTTCATGCTCCAGTTTATGCTGGATACCAGCCTAAGTGATGCTCTTAAGTTTCCCCTTAAATTATCCGATTTTTCCGTACTTTCCTTGGATCTAGAAAAAGGGCCAAGTGATCTGGTGTGGGGGGCTGACAAGGAGACCCTTCTTGACCTTCCCGCAGTAGCCCTTCCAGGTGACCGGTGGCACAGACCCAAAGCAGTATCCGAATACGTGCCGTGGGGTGAAACCATTGTAGCCGTAGATCCATCCGGTCGTGGTAAGGACGAAACCGTTGCGGTTATCCTGTCTCAAATTAACGGATTTCTATTCGTAAGGGACATCTTCGCAACACAGGACGGGTACTCCGACACAACTCTTCGAGAGATCCTACGTCGTGCCAAAAAATACAAGGCGGGTATGTGTCTGATTGAATCCAACTTCGGTGATGGTGCCGTCATGGAACTCATGAAGAAACACGCCCAAGAAATGAAGGTTGGTCTTGCCTTTGAGGAGGTCAGGGCTACGACCCGTAAGGAAGACAGGATCATCGACACACTGGAACCCGTCCTTAACCAACACCGCCTAGTCATTGACCAACGCCTCATCCAGTGGGACTATACCTCCAATGGTGACATGGCCCCCGAGGAAAGACTTCCCAGGATGTTGATGTACCAACTGACAAGGATGTGTCGGGAAAAAGGGGCAGTCAAACATGATGACCGTGTAGACGCTCTTGCCCTTGGCGTTAAGTACTTTCAGGACGTGCTGGCGATCTCCGCAAAACAAGCACAAGTAGACGCTAAACGCATGGAGTGGAATAAGATGATGACTGCCTTCATAGACCACCCACAGGAAGCCACAGATTGCCTAGTTTTAGGGAAGTCCTTTGATCATGTAGGATCCGGTGAAAACGGTGTCTATAACTGGATTCAGTCCCGGTAAATAAAAAGGTGCCCTGTTGTACCAGAAGAGTGGTGCCTTCTGGTGTGGAACAGCGGTAAAGAAGAGAGGGGACCGACCCAATGCGTCTCCTCTCTTCCCCAACCTTTGTTTCATTCTCTCTCCTGGTGATATGCACCAAACCCTTTGTCAATATCCTGGCGGGCCTAGACAGGCTTATCAGAGGCAATGGAAGGAAGACAAGGAGAGAGACACCCCCTAAAATTGATTGACTGGTGGACGTAGCTACCCACCCCTCCCTTGTTTTGGGGCCGACAAGCAGAGGAAACACGACACATACACAGGGGGGCCAGGGGCTCTGAACATGAAGGAGCGAAGCGACTGAATGTGAAGACCAAGGAAGACCACCGATAGGTGGGCTGACGCGGAGCTGACCCAATAGACAAACCAGTAAACGTGTTGATCTATTTCTTCTTTTTCTAAAAAAAACAGAAAACATAGATAAAAAGAAAACGTATTTCTTGTTCTTCTTTTTCTAAAAAAAACAGAACCTAACAGATAAACGCGTCTTTAACGTAGTTCTACGTTATACTACGTTATACTATTAGGAGGGTAGGTAGTC